ATCGTCGGCAGCGTCAGATGTGTATAAGAGACAGTTTATACGCCGTATACGGTGTGAGAGATGCACCCCAATTATCCGCTGAAATTAGTTTCACAAACGATGATTATTATAACGAATATGCGTTAATCGCGACATCTACCACAGGTGAAACTCTTTGGACGGCTATGGAACTCAAATATTTCGGCACCCGTGAGCAGCGTCAATCCGTCCTCCACGACGGTCAACTGACCCTCACGAAGAACCTCGACGTTCCTCGTATAGGTCCACCCCTAGACGCGGACGATACACCGAGTCGTGACCGGCTCGTTGTGGAATACAACACCTCGTCGAACCCCACGTTTGAGGGGGCTGTGCGGGACACATCGGGTAGGGGGAATGATATTGTCATGCATGGTAATGCTGAATATGATGCGAGTGAGAAGGCTTTTAGGCTTGATGGTACAAGTGGTACATACATGTCCGGTACACAAAATCTCGGAACAGGTACACCGGCTCATACCATTACGGGTTGGTTTAAACAGGTAGTATCCTTAAATAATTGGACTTATGTAATGTTCATAGGAACATCGGCAAATGGTCAACAATCTGGTATGTTAGTTTCTAATACAGGTCAAATTGTATTTGATATTTTTAATACTAGAATTGATACTACTGTTGACGTTGTTGATGGTAGATGGTATCACTTTGCAGGTGTTTTTAAGGGTGGAACTTCAACATGGGACAATGCTTCCACAGACCTTTATATAAATGGTCAATTAGAAGGTTCAGCCGCACCTGATAGTGGAACGCAATACTCATTCAATCTTACTGGTAATGGAATACAATTTGGTTCGTCTACAAACTTTAATAGATATTTCAATGGCTCCATCTCCAACTTCAAACTCTACGACACGGCCCTCACAGCCTCGGAGGTCAAGACCCTCTACGATATGGGTCGCACGGGTCGGGTTGTTCCAAAAACACTCCAGATAGACACACCAGTTCAAATAAATGCACCTCTCTACGCACCAGGAACGATAGTAAACGTCAGTCAATTTGTAGATACCGATGATTACAGCCAGGCAAGTGATAATACAAATTTCACAACTACACTTACTACTCCAGAAATTTCTATGAAAGCGGGAAGTAAAGTGCATCTTCATGTGTGTATACCATGGCGTCATGATTACGAGGCTGGCTGGAGTGGAGGATATCATTTGATATATTTCAGGCTTAATAAAACTGTTTCGGGTGTTGCAGCGAGCACGTGGGTTATGTTGTCCAACTCTGGATATCATATGGACTATGGGAGTAGTGTCATCGGTGAATATACGAACAGTTATTATCTTCCATTATCCGTTAACGAAGATTTCACCATACAGTTCGAACATAGATATAGACCGTATACAGAAGTTGCAAATGCATTCAGAATTAACCAATCACATCACTTAGACAATTATGTAGACGCAAACCTTTTAAAACTGGGGTTCCAAGCAAATAATATGGGGTATTTGAAATTTATAGTGACTGAAATTTCAAAATAAAAGTATCAGATTTAAGTAATGGACATAGTCGAGACTATTCATGTATATTATCCGGGATCAGGATATTCGATTGTAAATAATGATTACGACAGATTAACGTGGTATGATACAACCGTTCCTAAACCTACTAAAGAAGAACTACTCGAAAAGTGGGAACACGTTAAGGTAAAAATCCCATGGAAGCCTCTCCGCCAAGAGCGTAACAGGCGCCTCGCGGAGGTGGATTGGATCTTCACTTCGGATTACGATCTTTCCGTGAGTGATCACGCGGCGTGGATGGCATACAGGAAGGCTCTCCGAGACCTCCCTTCCACCACCGAGGATCCCGCGAACCCCGTGTGGCCCGAGAAGCCACCTCTACCCAAGGGAGAAACCTTCTCAAAAAACGTCACGGGTGAAATTGTACAAAATATAACTTTAACTGAAGCTCTGCAACACGAAATCACCGAATTAGATCAAGAAAATAGACAACTTCGTACGAAAGTTACAAATTTAGAAAAGAAATCGACCGATCTCGAACTCGGTCTCATCGAATTGAGAAGACGTGTCGGCGCTTAAAAATAAACTCTCACTATAATATAAAATGTCTGGTGGTATCGCCCAACTCGTCGCTGTCGGTGCTCAGGATGTGCACCTCGTCGGTCAGCCCGAAGTCAGCTTTTTCAGGTCGACGTACAAGCGTCACACGAACTTCTCCCAAACTGTCGAGCGTCAGGTCATTCAGGGCAACGTCTCGAACAACGGTATGTCCACCATCCGCTTCGAGCGCAAGGGTGACATGCTCAACTATGTCTATCTCATGCCCATCAAGTCTGATGGTACCCAATCCGATGCCATCGCCGATTGGACCACCGCCATCTCCAAGGTGGAGCTTCTCGTCGGTGGCCAGGTGATCGATGACCAGGATTCGACCTACTCGACCCTGATCGCCCCCACCCTCTCGGCGACCTCTTCCTCCAAGTCCGTCGCTGGTGGTCTCTACACCGGTTCGGCCTCCGAGCGGTTCTACCCTCTCCGCTTCGCCTTCTGTGAGAACTGGCAGACCGCCCTCCCTCTCATCGCCCTTCAGTACCACGACGTCGAGCTTCGCATCACTTGGGGTACCAACGCTGCGGATGCCGGTAAGAAGTGGGATGTCTACGCCAACTACGCCTACCTCGATACTCAGGAGCGTGAGATGTTCGCCTCCAAGCCCCACAACATGCTCATCACTCAGGTCCAGAAGGCGATCTCCTCCGGGTCCAAGATGCAGGAGCTCAACTTCAACCACCCCGTGAAGTACCTGGCATCCGCTGATACCTCCGCCCTCGCCATTCTCGGTGACGCGAACAAGCTCAAGCTCCAGATTAACGGTACCGATGTGGCCGACTTCAAGTTCGCCAACCCCAACTTCACCGCCGTGCCCCTCTACTACCACACTTCCCACGCCAACGACACGCCAGGTACCAAGCTGTTCACGTACCCCTTCTGCCTCGAGACGGGTAAGCTTCAGCCTACCGGTACCCTTAACTTCTCGCGCCTTGATTCGGCCCGTCTCGTGAACGATACCGCTTCGGTCAACAAGGATATCTACGCCGTGAACTACAACGTCCTTCGCATCGAGAACGGTATGGGCGGTCTTTTATATTCTAACTAAATAGTACATGTGGAATCTCATTTTCCTTCTCGCCATTGTTTTTGTATTGACGTACGATCCCAAATCCAGGACGCTCGAAACGTTCATCGGTCAGCCCAAAACGCAAGTACCTGTCGAACAGGAGCGTGTCCAGATTCCATACGAGTCCTCTCGTATGGGTGCCGTGCTGTAGAATGCTTAAAAAGAAAAAAACATACACAAGTATATGATTCCGTTTAACCACGAAAATATCACGATGATTGCCACTGCTGTTTGTGTCATCGGTATCATATTCTTGCTTCGCGAGCTCAACAAGACGAGGGAGGAGCTCTACGAACTCAGGGAGTTTTCCGAAGATGTGATGGAGAAGCTCAATTCAATCGGTGACGAAGATGACGATGACGAGGAAGAGAAAACTCCCGAAATTAACATGTCCGCTTAATATAACTTGCGAATGCGCAATGAAAAAGTATAAAGCGATTGCTATACCGGTCAGCTTTGCAGACGGCAGGCCGAGATTTTTGACCGTCCGGGATTGGCGGTTTAAGGAATGGATTTTCGTGACGGGTGGGTGTCGGAGACGCGAAATATATAACCCGTTACGGTGTGCTCTCAGGGAACTCGAGGAAGAGACGAGAGGTGTCGTTTCCCTGAAAAACGGTCAGTACACGGAGTTTAAGTTTACGCACAGGGAGAGTCCTGCAGTCGAACTCGAATACAACGTGTTCATATTCTTCGTGAACTACACGAGATCCCAACAACAAGAGATGATTCGAAAATTTTACGAAGAAAAGCAAAAAACGTCAGTAAAGAAGGCGCTTCACCAACCGTATAAAAAGACGTACGACGAAAACGATTTCATGAGTTTCGACACACTCGACGAGTTTAACGCACGTAAGCGCTGGAAACTCATCGTAGACAATGTCATCAAAAATCCAGAATTCTATTCGTGTATAAGTTCTTTGAATAGAAAAACCTTCTCTATAAAATAATGAAGTCGAAGGCTTTCATCTTACACCAGATTGAGGAACTTCTCGAGAAGAATCGTGGTCTCTGTGAAGAGGAGATTACACAGTGGATGAATGAAAATAAAGAAAAGACCGTCTATGAACTTTTAGTCATTAAAAAGGGACTCTCTGAGAAAAAGGAGTATCCAGATATTTCGGTGATGAAATGGTTTAGAGACGAGGATGCATAAAAAGGTATGTTTAAGAAGTGGTGCGCGAGTGAGAATTTTAACAACGCGACCAATCTATCACATGTGCTCTTGGACGGAGGAAAACTCTCTGTGCCATCTGATAGATTGCCCGAATTTTATGAAAAGTACGTAGATGCCGTGAAGTGTGGCGAACGCCTATACGTCGTCGAGCAGAAAACACCCACGTACAACTTTTTCATCGATATCGATTACAAGGACCATGATTCACTTTCGATCGATGAGATTAAATCCATCTGTAAAATCATATGCGACAAGGTGAAACGACACGGCGGTAAGAAGTGTCTCATCTCTGTGGCACCCCCGAAAAAGGTTGGAACCATGACGAAGACTGGTATACACCTGAACTGGCCCGGTTTCGTGGTGGATCAGGGATCCGCCATCGCGCTTCGGGAACACGTACTCGTCGCACTCTCGATGGCCAAGAGTACCAAAAACTGGAACGATATCATCGATTCAGCCGTGTACGGTGACCTTCGTAGGAAAACGAAAGGGAGTGGGTTTCGTATGCCCTGGTCGTACAAGAAGGAGAAACACAACGCGTGTGATGGAAAGGGGTGTCCCGAATGTGGTGGAAAGAAGGTTGACCAGGTTGCGTACCTTCCCGTGTTCATGTACACACCGGAACCCCTGAGTACCATCATTCGTGTCGAACAGGAACCGGATGTGGAACTCTTGAAGATGTCCGCCATTCGAACGGATGCGCCCCAAAATGTATTCATTCAACCACCTTCCGTCCCCGTTCGTGAGGGTGGGTTCACGGACGAAGAGACGAAGGATGAAGTCCAGGATGAACACCTTCGTTCGGATATAGAAGCGTTCGTTCGAAAGAACATGGAGGGACAATCGGATGCGTACATCACGAAACTGTTCAAACACAAGAATGTTTTTCTTCTCGCGACGAATTCAAATTATTGTGAAAATCTAAAACGAAAACATAATTCAAATCATGTTTGGTTCATCATCAGTGGAAAGTTGATTCTTCAAAAATGTTTCTGTAAGTGTGAAACACTTCGTGGTCGACGGGACGGATTTTGTAAAGATTTTTGTGGACGTCGACACGAACTCCCGAAATCCATCATGGATCGTCTGTATCCCACGAGAGAAAAGTGTCCGGAAATTAAAAAGTTTGTAGAAAAACCTACTGTCAATCAGACGGAAATCAAACCACTGATCGAAACATTCGTCAGAAGGTTCATGGCGGGTCAGGATACTACATCAGTCGTGAGTATCAAGAAAAATAAAGCGAGTCATGTCGCTCTGACGACATCCTCGTATTGTGAATCTATTCGCGGGGAACACCCGGAATCTGTGATGTCGTACGTGATAAAGGGGAACACCATCACACAACAGTGTCCCCTCTGTAAAGGAAAGAAGAATAAGGCCAGAACACATACTTTAGTAGATCCTCGTCTTATAAAACTACTTAAACAATAATCCCCAATACTACACAAATGGTCGTAGTGACCCGTACACGTTCAGGAAGGCACATAAAGAAACCTGATCTCTTTCAACCTGAAGAGACGGTTCTAGAGGATGATTACGCGACGGACGAACACGATACTGATATAGATTCGGACATCGACACCGACGACGAAGAGGAATACTCATCCGACGAAGATGACGACGCCGACGAAAACGGTAATCTCAAGGATTTCGTGGTAGACGATGAGAGTGAAAGTGAGGAAGAAGACGCTTAAAAAAAACAATTTCTATATTAGAAAATGGAAACGGATATCGGTAATCCTATCGAATACAATCCAGTACTCGACAATGTTCCAGAGGAGAAAGATGAAAGTAATGATGGACCTCACGACGAGGGGTATTATTTTCATCCACCACCAGCACCACCCCAGTATTCAGAAAAGGAGGGCTTTGATCTGTTTAAGAATGTAGACAAGTCGACGTGGATCATCGCGTTTGCCGTCTTTTTACTTGGCTTTTTTATGGGGAAAACCATGCAACCAGTTATCCTCAGGTACGCCTGAGTATGGAACAAACTTTCCTATGTTTCCGTATTTAGGAGGAATGAAATGATTGATGAATGGATCCCTATACGTATCTTCGATAAAACCAGCAGTCGTACTCGCTTCCGGTTTTTTACGAATCTTCCTTTTCTTTTTTGAACCTTCCATGAAAAACAAAATAAAGAGAGCACTCACGATGATCGCGGTCGCGAGAATGTCCATCATTTGTTATTGTATGTGATTATTATTCCGCCTCCTCCTTAATCTCAGTGAGCTTCGCCTCCTCCTCGCGCTTCTTCTGACGCTCCTCCATCTCCTTCGCGACGATGGCATCCGCCTCCTTGACGAGATCCTCCATGTTCGCGTCGGGCTTCTCCTTCTTGAGACGTTCCAGAACCTCAGCGGGGTGAGAAATGGGCGCCTCGTCTGGCTTGGTGTAAAACTGAGAGTTCTCATCACCCGGAACGAGACGAGCCTTACCATCCGCCATCGCCTGCTTACGCTCGTTGAACATGCGCGCCGCCTGAGCCTGGTTATCCTTGTATCCAGTCATGATCTCCTCGAGCTTCTCGTTGGTATAGTGTACGTCCTCAATCTTGGTAGGATCGGGAGGGATCAGAAGCCACTTGTATAGATCGACGACGTAAATGTCGAACGTGGGATCCTCCTTCTGAAGACGCTTGGCGTGATTGGCAGCCTCATCACGAGTGGCAAAAGCGCCTCGAATCTTGATACCAAACTTATCATTCTTCTGGGGCGCCTCAGGGCCGACGATAGAGAGGCACGCGAACGCCTGACCAGGAACGGTAGTGTAATCTTGCTCGAGAGACATTATATGTTTGTAAGGATTCAAAACTTTAAGCCCTAAGTAGTTGTTAAAGATTTGACGCACAAGACAAATATGGAAGAGATTCGTAAGAATCACAACGACGCGAAGAGACTGTTGATTCAATCCACTACACATGAAGGTCAACATATTCTCGATGTAGGATGTGGATTCGGTGGCGATCTCCAAAAATGGCACAAGTGTGGAGTGAATATTAACATGTGTGACCCCGAACCCTCTGCACTCGTGGAAGCCAAATCACGCGCAAAGAATATGCACATGCGAGTCAATTTTTATGAAGGAGACATCCATAATTGTCCCAAAAGAAAGTTTGATGTCGTGTGTTTCAACTTTTCACTTCACTACATCTTTCAGACGAGAGACCTTTTCTTCAGTTCGATACACGAAATTAAAAAACGCGTCAAACCCGGTGGTCTTCTCATAGGTATCATCCCAGATTCAGAAAAGATCATTTTCAATACACCGTTGCAAGATGATATGGGCAATTTTTTTAAACTCAAGAATCATGGAAACGGTGGTTTTGGTGAGAAACTCTTCGTCCATTTGACGGACACTCCATATTATGCAGATGGTCCAAAATCGGAACCAGTCGGTTACAAGGACTTACTGGTGACACACCTAGAGGAGTTGGGATTCAAGTTACAACTTTGGGAGGGACTTCAGGGAAATCCCATCTCAGAGTTGTATAGTAAATTTATCTTTGTGTATAATAGATGATAGCGTTTATTGTGTTGATCCTCATCAATATTTTCATACTCTTTCAAACACGAGAACCCGGTGAATTTAAGGAGGTGAAAGAGCGATACCAAATTCTTCGTGACCACCTCAAGGAGACAAACAATGAAAAATTTGGTGTTCTCATACGTCCCATTCCCATCACAGGCCTTAAACGAATGTCCGGGACAGTCGGTTACAACGTGAACAAGGGTGCCGACATAACACTGTGTCTGGATGGTGACACAAATGAAATTATGCACGTACTCATTCACGAGCTCGCACACAGCACCGTTCCTGAATGGGACCATTCCAAAAACTTTTGGGACAACTATTCGGAACTTCGAGGTATTTGTGAATCCATAGGAATATACACGAGATTACCAGACAAAACCAAGTTCTGTGGTCAGTACATTCAGGATAAATAATAATCTCGGATTACTATAAATGCAAACTCCCGTCTCGAACCTCGCGACGGCGCTCTTTTATTGGATACTGTTTTACGTCGTATCTCAGGTGCCAACACACAGTGATAACTACTACGCGAACCTCGTGTTCCTAACTGTCATCATTCCTAATGCGGCTCGATACATCGTCGGCGAACGCCCCGAGCTTGCGGTCGATCGCTCGTTCTTCGCCATGTCGTCCCTCTTTGCGCTCATCATCGTGTTCGCGGTGAACGAGTGGTGGAAGCGGTCGAAGGATACTGTGAAGAACTTTCACAAGAGTGATCGTCGGAAGCATCTGGAGTTGAGTGGTGTGCTCGCCGGTGCTTTCGTGATCGGTGCGCTCATCACCTATTTCTCTGGTATAGATGACTCGATCTATAACAACATGATGCAACCGAACGCTTAAACCTTAATGATATAAGTCTTCGCGATGAAGAAAATAATGGCAGCGATCACACCAGTCGAGGCCAAGCCCACCATACTTCTACCCCCTTGCTCGTTAAGGAACTTGGGGATAGAGGTCGCGAGACGGTCCTGAATAGGCTTACTCACGGCGATACCAGTAGCGACGGCGACGATAAGCGAGATGAGCTGGTCATCGGTGAGGTTGAGGGGGTTCTTGCTCTCAGGAACTTCCTCCTTCACAGGAGCCTTAGGGGCAGCCATCATCTGGGTCTGTAACTGGGGTGCAGCCATCTGGGGTACACGGGGATCTTCGGCCATCATCTGAGGTTCCATCATAATATCGTTGATGGGTGTAGAATCCATCGTGTCTTTATCTGTACTCACATTTTTTTCGGGTTGTTTAAACGCTGTAGAGGGCCTGTTATTCTCCTGTAAAGGTACCATACCTTCACCATCATCGAAAAGGTTCATCGTATGGACGTCGTTCGAAGCCATTGTATTATAGTCCTATGTTTTCTATGAATTCATGTGACGCAATTATTTTCGTTTGGTAATTGTCAATTTTGTCTTCTTCGTCGTCTTCTTTGCATCCTGATCACTTTGTGTCACATGTTTAGGATCTGTCTCTTATACACATCTCCGAGCCCACGAGACGTAGAGGAATCTCGTAT